TTATGCCCTCTTGTTTAATGGAATGCGTACCTGGAGACAAGGTAACATTGTCAAACGACTTATTCTTAAGGTTTGCACCAATGATCGCACCTATTATGCATAGAGTAGATGCTACTGTACATTATTTCTTTGTACCTAACAGAATTGTATGGGACAATTGGACAAAATTCATTACCAACGAACCAACCGGGGGTATACCACAAATAACAATGGATGGCAGTTTATCTGCAAGCCAAAAAAAATTAGCCGATTATCTCGGCGTTCCACCAATGCCAGCCGGAGGAACTCCGACCAACGTTAACGCGATTCCATTCGCGGCATACCAATGTGTATATAACGAATATTACAGGGATCAAAACTTAATTGCTCCCGTCGACTACAAATTGGAAGACGGATTAAATCCTGTTGGAGAACTAGCAACAATGCGTAAAAGGGCGTGGGAACACGATTATTTTACTGCATCATTACCCTTTGCTCAAAAAGGTCAAGCTGTTGACATTCCGTTAGGCGATGTAACTTATAAAGATGGTTGGTATGTACCTGGTTCAGGAGAATATCCAAATTGGAAAGCAGGTTCAACTGATACAACTCCTGCCGGAGGAGGTACTCTTAATACAGTAGGCTCTCCATTTGATCCACAGGTTGATGCTTCAGGATTATCTTCTTTTATGGCATATGATCCAAATGGTTCTTTAGAAGTAACTCCAACCACTATTAACTCGCTACGTCGAGCATTTAAATTACAGGAATGGTTGGAAAAAAACGCTAGAGGAGGAACTCGTTATATTGAAAACATATTAATGCACTTTGGCGTTAAATCATCAGACGCACGTTTACAACGTCCTGAATATATCACAGGAACTAAAACAAACGTAATTATTAGCGAAGTATTAAATACAACAGGTCAAACTTCAGGATTACCACAAGGAAACATGGCAGGACATGGTGTAGCAGTAGGTGGTGGATATAAAGGTACATATCGCTGTGAGGAACATGGTTATATTATCGGAATTATGTCAGTAATGCCAAAAACAGCATATCAACAAGGAATACCAAAAAACTATTTAAAAAATGATCCCTTATCATTCTACTGGCCTTCGTTTGCCAACATCGGAGAACAAGAAGTTCAAAATCAGGAGATATTCGCTTATACTCCTAGTGCTACAGGTACCTTCGGCTATGTGCCCCGCTACGCAGAATATAAATATCTTCCGAGTAGGGTCGCCGGCGAATTTAGGACTACTTTATCCTATTGGCATCTCGGCCGGATCTTTAGCGGTTTACCGGCACTTAACCAAGACTTCATCGAAGTAGCACCAGAAAATGTAACGCGCATATTCGCCGTTACTTCAACAATTGAGGACAATTTATATATTGAATGTCTTAATAAAATACACGCAATCAGACCTATGCCTGTATTCGGTACACCAATGCTTTAAACATGTGTATATCACCATTCAGAAAAAAGGGCGAATTAATCGACCTCCCTTGCGGTAAATGTTACGAATGTAAATCACGCAGGGTATCAGGGTGGTCATTTAGGTTAATGAAAGAGGCCGAGCGTTCATGCTCGGCCTTATTCGTTACATTAACTTATGACACCACACCAATAACAGAAAATAACTTTATGACATTAAAAAAAAGAGACTTGCAACTTTTTTTTAAAAGATTAAGAAAATTAAATAAAGAAAAAATAAAATACTACGCTTGCGGCGAGTACGGGGGTAAAACTATGCGCCCCCATTATCATATCATATTATTCAATGCTGATCAGGAAACAATAGAAAAAGCATGGACATTAGGCCATATACATATAGGAACATGCACCATTGCATCAGTAGGTTATACATTAAAATATGTAAGTAAAGATGCAAAAATCCCAATGCATTCAAGGGATGACAGAGAACCTGAAAGTTCATTAATGAGTAAAAAAATGGGGGATAATTATCTAACACCACAAATGATTAAATATCACAAAGCAGACCTATTAAATAGGATGTATTGCACCATAGAAGATGGAAAAAAAATCGCGATGCCGCGATATTATAAAGACAAAATATATTCAAAATGGCAACGCCAAAGGGTCGGTTACCATATGCAACAACAGGAATGTGCAAAACTTGTTAATAAAACAAGAGACCAACAAAACGAAATTTTAAAACAAAATGATAAAATTCGCATCCATGAATCACAAAAACACGACCAACGACACACCAAACTTTAAGGTAAACACACCTTACAACTACGAAATTCCAATCGGGGAAGTAAACAACAAGCCAAGCATGACAGTACCAGACATGACTATGTCTATGCGTACGATATTAGATCGTCATGCTAAAGGCTTACCAATCGGAGGATCATTTCAGGAATTATGGGACGACGAACCCGAGCAAAGTCTCGGTATAAAAATGGAAACACTTGATCTTGTAGACATACAAGAATTAAAAGAACAAAACAAAAACGTAATCGAAGATTACAAAAACAAAGTTAAACAAGCAGAGCTTGACAAACAGGCTGCCGATAAGGCAGACACAGCAATAATACCTTCTTGATGTATTATTGCTAATTGACACTTCAATTAACACAAAAAACAAAAAATGGCAGAATTAACAGCACCACAGGCACAAGTAGGGTCAGGAATCCTCGCTATAGGCGGGCAAGTCCTAGCAAACCACTATCAAAAAAAATTCAACCAACAACAAATAGATTTTCAAAACGCAATGTATGATAGGCAAAATCAAGACGAACAGAGAATGTTTGACAGAAACAATGCATACAATCATCCAACTCAACAAATGAATAGACTCCGTCAAGCAGGACTAAATCCTAATTTAGTATATGGAAAAGGAGCAGAAACAACAGCAAGCACAGGACAACGAGCACCAAGCCCCGGAGGGGGCTTTACAGGATCACCACAAAGATTTGACGTTAGTCAAGTGGGAGATCAAATGTTAAAATATTATCAAATTAAACAAATGCAAGCACAAACGGACAACGTGCATCAAGCAACTGCATTAAGTAGAACAGAACAACAACAAAAACTCGTACAAATTGCAAATATCGCACAGCAAACAGCGGGTAGCGAATTTCAACTACAAATGGCAAAAGAGTTAAAAGATACAACGTTACAACGGGCATCACTGGAAACAAAAAAACTAGGTCAAGGTATTGAACTAGAAGCAGGTAGATTTGGCATTGATCAACAACGACTTCAACTAGAAAAGGCAAGAAGCGCAGCGGATTTAACAAAAATAGGAGAAGAAGTATTATCAATAAAAGCCAATCGCCTAAAAACTCAAGCGGATACCTCTTTAGTAGGTAGCCAAAGAAGTGAAATACAAGCCCGTATTAACGAAATAAACGCTCATATACAAATGATGAGCACACAAAATGCTATAAACGAGTTAGACAGACAATTAAAGGAAAAAGGTATTCAACCTAATGATCCAGCAGCGTTAAGATGGTTAATGCGTAGATCGTCAGAACCGGACACAGCATTTACAAATAATTATAAACGTATTACATACGGAGGAAGACCCGGATTTGATAAAGACGGAAATAAACAATCATTATATAAACAACTAACAAAATAGCAAAATTTTTAATGGCGTTAAGTCAAGCAAGGCTTGACGCCATTCAAAATCGCCGCCGGCAGGGCATCAACAAATATGAACACAATAGATACACTAACCAAACACGAATTACAGGGACTAGTTGCAACAATACTAGCAGAGGAATTCGGGGTACAATGGGAACGCATAGCGGCAACCATGAACCTAAAAACAGCAGAAACAGCAAGACGTCAGTACATTATGTTTAAAAACAAATATGCTGAACAAATTAACAACACACCAACAACAGAAAAATGAAATACAAAAACAAAAGATCCAGCAAACGCGGCAGCAGTCGCAAATCAACCTACTATGTAAGCAGAGGAGGTATTAGATTATGAAAATGAATTTATTTAATTCGGTACAGGTCAAAAGGCCGAAGGCAAATCATTTTGACTTAACGCATGACGTAAAAATGTCAGGACAAATGGGCTTACTTATGCCCTCTTGTTTAATGGAATGCGTACCTGGAGACAAGGTAACATTGTCAAACGACTTATTCTTAAGGTTTGCACCAATGATCGCACCTATTATGCATAGAGTAGATGCTACTGTACA